GTGGGTGTCTCGTTAGGATCAGTCAGGTGATTTAAGTCGCCTCGTTCTCTTGAGGACTCTATCACGCGAAGTCTGAAGCCTAACACGCAGCAGCGATTCAACATACTCCAACTGAGACCTGGAGTATGTGGGGGCAGGACTGCCCTTACGGTTAAACCGTTTATCTCGCTCTCGCACATCGGGGAGGACGTTGAAATACGAATAAACGTGCTCCAACTCGGATCGCTGTAAGCCATAAGCCATCCATAAACCAACCTCGACCAGGTTTTCTGAAAACTCAACCTGGACCGCACCGACTCTGTACGCATCCACAAACATAGGACTGAGGTGCCTCAAAAGATCAGAAGAGACATTGCGTACTTTAGGGTTTCGCGTAATTGACATAAGATAATGTGCCAACTGTTTGAAAAACGGGAAACCAGGGAACATGATGGAGCACATGTAACCCAATGAGTAATAATAATGTCCGAGACAATTCGAAAAATCTCGGTTTATCATAAACCCAACATTGCGCATAATCTTAATAGGATTAGGGCAAAGCATCCATTTGCCTGGAAAGTACTCCAAATACTTAGCAGAACAAAACTCCACTGCGTGAGGATCTGACAACAACCGAAACTTACAGTCAAACCCAAATTCTTCAAACGTTGAAATAGGATTTGGGAGCTCTCTCGGATAAGCTCCATTACCATCATCGCCAGAAACGACAAAATTGTAAGCCGGTAAGGAATTTTTCACCTCGAAATAACGATGTGCAATCCAATTGACAACAGTATTTCCAAGGAGAGTGTCCACCTCACCCGAACAGCGTAGGGCATAAAAAATAAAGTGAAGCCCATGTTTGGTCCAACCTTCTTTGACCATCTTCACCTCAAAGCAATCCAATAGTTCGGCATAGTGTTTTTCAGACAATATACCAGACCAAAGACCTAACTCACAGTCTCGCAAGAGTTCCTCTCGCTGAGAGGCATCATACTTACTAGCATCGAAATCATAATACTTCCAATGACACGGGGGATGATTTTCAATAAACTTACCCATTTCAAAGTAAGTCTTACCTTTATCAAACCCAGGCAAAGTAGTAATGACCTCCTCCAATGCTGCAGTAAAACGGCCATAGGCAAGGCTGAAACGAGGATCTCGACCCATGATGATACGTGGATCTTTAACCTCATCTTCAAACAATTCC